TACGGCTCGCCTCGACGCTTTGCCCGTTTCATTTCGTCTTGCATGATTCGGGGCGCGCCGATCTACCCACGTTGCCGTGTGTCACCAACTGCCGTGCGAATGGCTTAGGTCGTGCTACTCACCGATTGTTTACCCTCTGGGATTGCTAAGGGTGTAGAGAATGTACTCCATGTCGCTTGGCTTCCAGACGGCTGCATGACATCCAGTTATCTCACAAGCGTTTAACCAAATTTTTTGTCCAGGCGTTATCTTGCCCTTCTCGGCCTTCAACTCAATGACCAACGGCCGACCGCCTTGGAATGGGTGCACCATGAACAAATCAGGAAACCCTGCGTCGCCTTGCACGTTTGTCATCCAGCGGCCTCGACTGTTTTGTGCCGGCAGATCGTGATGCACAAGCCAGCCGTAACGCTTGGCAATGCTAATTACCATGTCCTTAAAGTCGGCTTCGCTGATTTTTGGGTCAAGTTTCATTTCAGCACTTCAATTATTTTGGATGCTTCATGCGATTTCAGCAGCTCTAACACCGCCTCATCGCTGTTCAATTCGCGCTGGATCATCTCCAATAGTCGAAGATCGTCTAACCCTGCATCTTTAGCCAATTTTTTGATGTAACCAATCTGCTTAGGCGTAGCAAATGCACCAGAGGGTATGTGCACAGGGTTCTGCCGTGTATCGGTTGGTGTACTTAAACGCTCAACCTTTTGCATTTCTTCACGCGAAGATTTCTTTGTCCAATCGCTACCCAAATAACCAGCCGCGCTAAGTGCCCTGCCTTGGGCCGAAGTACAACAATTCTCAATTCGCGACGTGGAGTTGACGCCTCGATCAGTTTTCATTTCTTCTGCGTAATCGGATGACACAGCAGGTTCGCCCTTTATGAAATGCACGGTGGCTTTGACAACGCAACGCTCGCCATCGTCATAAATCAGTTCAGAATAGATTGCGCCTTCTGGATGGTCTGCCCAGAATCTCGCTATTCGATTGGCTACTGGTTCGTAATCGTTTAAGTTAAAACCCATTAGATGCTCCTGATTTCACGGGTTTCAATAAAGGTCTTCCACTCTGGACGCTGATTTAACATAAGACGCGCATAATGTGCTGCGTAATTGTTGTTTATTTTAAATTGGCTGTTTGGGTCTTCTGCACGAATCATTGAGTTATAACGGCAAACCTCAAAAAGCAACTGCAAACCAATTCTTTTTCTGCCTTTGCGCCATAGATCATCAGCAAGTCGCATTAGCTCTTCCAAGATGTGCGGATTTTTCTTGTGGTATTCAAGAAACTTTTCGTAAATGCCTTTAGGCGGTTGAAATGCCGGATGAAACTTCAATCCACCTAAGCCATGGGAAATGTTAAATAACTCGTCATTCATTGTCGGAATCTCCTTGTCGGTTAGGAATGTGCTTGTAGTGCTTTGATTGCTGAGTCGAGTGTAGTCACATCGTAAAGCGGCATCGGGTCTTCTAATGACAACTGGTTTTTCATTGTCTTTAGACGCTGGATAATGCTTGCATGTGGGTTTGTGCTGACGTTTGCAATTTCATCAATCAGATTGAAAATTGCCATGCTGTGGTTAACCATTTCCGTGCGCTCCAATACCATCCGTCGGGTTTCTTCTGTAAGTTCGCCTTGGTTCCATGCGCTACCTTCACTCATTTTGTTGCACTCCATGGCCCCCAGCCGTAACCGTGTTTGTCAACGCCGTAATTGTAAATTGCTAATGCTGCGCGCAAATTAACATCAGCCTGTAACAGATTTTCTTCGCTAATGATTAGACCGCGCTCAATCAGCCAAGGCGTCCAAAACCCATTCAGCTGCATCAATCCACGGGAACCACCTTGTGGGTCTTTGCCGTTGTAGGCGTTTGGTATGCAGCGCGATTCGCGGAACATGATTGATTCGAGCACGGTGCGCTGATCGGCAGGCCAACCGAGGTTTACGGCGAGCGCGCTAAACTGCTCACAAGCCGAGCTGTACGGGTCAATGTAAATCGTGGACGACGTGCTCGATGTCGTAGTGCTTGGCTCTAGCAAATATGGTGCCAAAGCAATAGTCCCAGACGGGCTACCAGACGCGTCAGGAGCCCCTACAGCGACCGTAAAGCCGAAAACGGTACAAAGTACTAACCCAATGATTTTTTCTGCAAAATAGTTCATCGTTTCTCCAAAGGTATGGGCACGCCCCAACTGGATGCGTGCGATCTGAATGCGATTTGTCCCATGAGGAACTTGCCCGACTCTGGGCTCGAAAATATCTGCACCAAGATTTCTTGGCCGTTGTCCATCACTCCTGTATAGACGCTGTAATCAACTATCTGTGGGTCAGTCATTGCCTGTCCTTTTGTCGGTGCTCCGACCTTAGAACATAGATCAAGCCTTGGGTGGGATTTCCCCGAACACCTTTAAGAATGCGGCTTTTACAAAGATTACCGAGTCGGCGGCCTGTGGTGTGATCTCGATGTGGAACCAGTCGCCACCTGGTGCACCGTGGATTGTTGGCTTGCTGTACTTCTTCCATGCTTGACGATCACAGCGCCATGCGCGACCGTATGGTGCAGGGAAGTAGTCAAGGATGCACTCGACGCCAAGCGTGTTTGCATTAGCGACCACAATGTCAATAAACGACACAGCGCCTTTACGGTTGGCTTGTTCGTGTTTTTCTGATTTGCGATAAGACAAGTCAACAGCTCTGCCTGTGGCATGTACTGACAATGATCCTGGGTTGCCGCGCATGTCGCGCACACCCCATGACCCGTTGTTCCAGACAACATCATTTGATGCGACGATTGCTTGTTTTATCCATTCGTTCATGCCGGCACGTGGGCCTGCTGATGCGCCGTCGCTGTTGCCTGTGTATGGCCTTGCGTTGGGGTTAGCTTTGGCTGTCGCCACGTCCGAAGCCTGCGTCTTTAGGGTTTACCCAGCGGAGCAATGGTGGGATGATTGCGGCGATTGCGCCTTTGCCGTAGTCGCGTGGGTCTGTTGTACCTGTCGAGTAAACAGCGATAAGTGCGCCAACTACCGAGCGCGCATAACTGGCGAACATTGCTTTGTCTTTATTGGTGATTTTCAACATGGTTGTCAATCTTTTCTTCTATTCGACCCAAGGTTTGGTGTACTTGGCCGTGGTCTTTTTTGTTATCGCTGCCGATTTTGCCAATGAGCGCCACCAATACAAGGAAGCCACCACCGATAAGAGCCACCACGATCTGAGTATCCATCGCATTATTTAGCCGTTTTGGCTGGCTTTTCTGCAACTGGTCGTGTCAATGGTTTTGGTGGGTCTTCGTCGTGTTCCCACAAAATCAGTTCGGTGCCAGATAATGCCCAGCCGTCGGTAAATCCTGCTTTGTGAAGCATGTCGCAAAGTTTTGTTGTTTCGTTTTCCATAATTAAGCCGATATCTCTTGAATAACAATGCTGGCTGCGGAGTTTCCAACATTTGTGTAAACAGTTCCACCACCACCAGTTTTTGCTGCCTGAATGGTAACTGTTACTGGCGAAGTTGATGCAGGCGTAAAAGCAACGGGGCCTGAAAAATTGGCGTACGATCCACCAGCACTATTGTACAAGGCGTAAGTAAATGTTTGAATAACCGTAGTACTTCCGCCAATTGTATAAACATAACGAATGCCTAATTGTCCGCCTGCGGTGTCAGTTGAACACGGCAAAGCAACATTAATCAATATTTTGTTTGTTGTTGCTTGTGGCGTAAGGGTTGCTGTTAAATTGGTTGTCGCATATGTTGCGCTTGTGTACCCTGTTTGCGTTGAGTATGTACCTTCAACTTGTTGCAAAACACGAAACGCGCCACGCAAACCGTTTTGTTGTGCAGCGGTAAGAACGTTCCCAGCAACAAAGGTTGCAGGCAGGTTGGTTGGTGTTGCCATAGTGTCTCCTATCCTAAAACATTGAACTGGTCAAGTGTGCCATATGTGAGGTTGTCCAGAATCAGCTTATAAACAATAATCGTTGGGGCGGTTGAGTACAGCACACGGTGGCCTGTGGAATAATCCAGGTAATGCTCGATGCCTTCCACGCTTAGGTCTTGTGCCAACTGGGTTGTGCCGGCACCGCTCGGAAACGTTTTTTCTATTGCGATCGTGTCGCCAATTTCTACCTTTGCCAAAGTGTCCTTTTGAGCGTCCGTCAGCATTAAAAACTTGGTTTCAACCTCGGTAAACCGTGGCTCTGGTTGCGGATGCAGCAAGTAGGCAGCTGCGGTGTCCATAGCGCTTTGTTCGTGTAGCAGGCTGTTTGTGATGGCGCTGGTTTGCGTAAAGTATTCTGCTATTGACCCAGCATTTGTGGCCGTTGAAGTTGTGCCATTTAATCCTGTAATGACCGATCTATTGATTACTTGGTTTGCTTCAAAAGTGATGCCCAAACCGCTGTACTTAATGCCTGTGCCGTCGTCATGAAAGTCGGCTACTGACGCGCTAAGGGTTGTGCCAATACGGTTTTGGAATGTAATCGTTCCAGATCGTGACATAAACACACGACCAAACTCGGCGGTCTCGTTGATCTGGGTAATGTATTGAAGCACGTTTGTTTGTGCTGGCACGGTGTAAGAGGCATCATGGCCAAGGTTGACCGTGCCGGTGGCGATGCTTCGAGGGGATGCAGGATACGCAACTTCTGGTAAATCAAGAACAGACGTTATGCGTTGACCTGATGTTTGCGCGCTGACATTAAATTCGTTCATGTAAGTCTGTGACAGCAAATAGAATTGGTCGGCGCAATACACGGTCACGGTGTCCAAACCGCCGAGCGCAAAGTTGTAGTTGTAATCCACGACATAACCCGAAAAGAGATATTGGGCATTGTTGCTGAGGTCGTAGCGGATGAGCTGCACTTTACGCATAGGTGCAAGACCAGGCTTGGATTGCGGTGTGTCGTAATATGGGCTGTTGTCGTCAAATGGGTTAAAGATGCCGTCCACGTCTTGAATGGTGAATGTCATGGTGCCAGCGCTGAACTGATCGCCAACATCTCGACGACCGCGCCTGACACTAACTTGTGTGCAATCTGCCATCACGTTGGCATATTCGGTGTTGCCGTCAAGTACAAAGAACGTGTTGTCAAGAACACCTGATGTCACGTTGTCAAGCTCAAATGCGTTAACAATGAAGCCTGTTTCTATTTGCAGGTCATAATTGCCTGAATCAACGACCGCGACGCCTGGCATTAGGCAATGTTCAGAGCCAACGGCCCTGCACTCCGTGAGTAGGCGCGCAACGCATTGACTACAGATTCACCGATCTCGGCGCTTGTGGATAGTCCGCCAGTCACGTTGATGGTTATGCCGCCGCCTGTTGCCATGCGATCTAATGGCACTACGGCTTCTGGGCCTGCCTCGCCGATCAGGGCAAGCGTTGGCGCGGTCACGATGCCGCCTTCAGCCATTCGAGGGATGCTGGAACGGCCAGGTGCTGGCGTAGTGACTGTTCCACCCAATTTAGGTACAGAGATTGTTGGTGCTTTTGGAATGTCTGGTAGCAAAGGAATGGCGTTGTAGGCGCTAATGATTGCGTTTACTGCGCCAATAGCGGCGTTTACCATGCCTGTGAAAAATCCTGTGATGGTGTTGACGATTGCGTTGATGCCGTCACGGAACCACTCAAACTTGTTGTAAGCAGCAACAAGACCAACGACAAGCAATGCGATGCCGGCAGCGATCAAAGCAAACGGGTTAAGTGCCATAGCAATGTTGGTGACCACAATGGCAGCTGCGACCGCACCGATGGCGGCGGCAATAGCCAAGAATGCTTTAGGGTTTTCTTGAGCCCATGCAGCGAACTTGTTAAGTACAGGCAAGACGGCTTCGAGCACAGGCAACAGGGCAGCACCGATTGACTCTTTGGTTTCACCAATGGAGTTCTTAAAGATTTTCATTTTGCCTGCAGCGGTTTCAGCACTTTTGGCAGTTGCGCCGCCAAACGTTCCACCAAGCACGTCCATGATTTCGTTAAGGCTCGCGCCTTCCTTGATCATGCTTGCCATTTCTGGGCTTAATGAACGAAGCGCCTTAAAGTTGCCTTGGTATGCCTTTGCCAATGCGTCCGCGACGCTGGCGCTGTCCATACCGGTGGCTGTACTTATGTCCATGACAAGGTTCATGTCTTTCATGGCAATGTTTACGTCTTTAGTTCCGCGCACAAGCGCTTCTAACGCTTTGCGGTATTCGGTGTCAGCGACGCCAGATGCTCGACTCATTGCGCTAATTTGCTTCTCTACTTGCGCGGTCTGTGCAGCTCCAGCGCCAGTCACATTTTGCAAAGTAAGCGCTAAAGCCGCCTGCTCCTGCTGATCTTCCATTGCAGCTTTAGTTGCGTCGCCAAGCGCGACAGCCAAACCGCCGAGCGCGGCAGCTGCGGGGACGGCAGCCTTCTTGATTGCAAATTGGGCTTTTTCGCCTGTGGTTTCTAACTGCTTAAATTGGGCAATAGCCTTCTTTATCCCTTTGCCGTCAAACTCGCTGATGATCGGGATATTGATTGCCATTAGGTTGTCTCTCTGTTTGCTTCATCCATAACACGCCGCACTAACTGTTCCATTTCCCTTAGTACGTCATCACGGCGTTGTTCGTACGCTTTCCACATTACTCGCGAGCGAGGGCCATAACGTGCTGTTAGCGCTTTGCCTAACGCGCCAGCCATAGTGGTGTCGTACAAGGTGCCAGTCGCGCCTTGCCATTGAATCATGAATGTGCCGACGTTTACCTTGTCGCCAGCGCTATTTTCTTTGATGTTTCGCGTGTTTATTTTGGCAATAATTTTTTGGTTATATCCATCTGACCAAGGCAACACTTGAAACCCCGAACGGTATTTGTACGCTCGAGCCATACCAGACAACGGCGCTTTAGACGGCACAAGATTTTTGGCGTCGTCAATAACAGGCTGAACAATTTTCTTGTAATCCTTGGTAATTTCACGACGCAAAGATTTGTCAATTTTGTTGAGAGTTTTCAAGGCTTCTTTAAGCCCGACAACCTCAATGTTGCTCGTAACCGTTGACGATCTTTCCGTGTAACTGCGAAACGGCATGATTACCTTCTTTTCTTGTTTGCCTCGTTAAGCACTTTAATGACCGTTGCCAAGTCTTTTGAGTCAAACACAATGTCGCTGGGCCACCAACCGACCGCGACCAACACTTCTGCTAATTGGCGGCGGTAGGTGCCGCGTCCGTAGGGTTTGGATCTGTCTCGTCCAGTACCGGCAAAATGTCGATGTCAGGGTTTTTGCTTAGCCATTCGCGCCAGTTGTCACCAACTTGCTCGCCTTTGATCTTGAGAATTGTGTGCATCCAGCAGGCATAATCCGAGTACAACGGGTTTGCGGAGAGCTGTTGAATGTTGCGACGTTCAAGTCGTTCCCATTCAGTAACCACAAACAAGTTTGTGTAGTAATACTCGGGTGCGCTGTCAGGCGTGCGCTTTAACTGCAACTTGATTTTCATATGTTCTCCTATGTCGGCTTGGAGCCGTTGATTATGGGGTTGTGTCAACCGAGTATGTGCCGCCCTGCAGCTCAATTTCAAAAACTGCAAGCTCTCCCAAAGACGCGTTCACGACTGGCAGGCTCGAAAAATAGGTGTCGGTCAAAATAAAGCCAGGGTTTGTTGAGCCGTCTGCAGCGCTTGTTGGGTTTACTTTGACGGTGCATTTTGTGCCAAGCAATGGTGCTAAAACCGCGTAAGACTTGCTTGCTGCATAACTGGCATAAACCGTCAAGGTCAAACTATTTGAATACAACCCTGCCGTCATGGTGCGGGATGTTTGACCAAACGCGGTGTCTTCAAGAGCTTCCGCAGTCACAGTCAACGTCGCTGCGCTGACCTGATCGGTAATGTCAACAATGGTGCCAATTGCGGTTCCGATTTTCACGGTTGGATTCGAGAGATAGGTGGATGCTGGCATGATTACTCCTTTAGTTCTTTACTGATAGTAGATGATTTATTTGCGGTCATAGTGGATTATGTCGTTTGGGCTTCAATAGCGCAATCAAGGTCGTAGCACGGGTACAACGCGCCACCGATCTCCAGGCTTGACGGACGGCCAGCCATGACAATAATTGACGAGCCAAGCACGGTTGCCACAATGCTTAAGATTGATCGGAGCACCGGCAGACCTGCAGGTCCAGAACCAATAACCTTGATCGGGAACTCAAGGCGCACAATGTTGCCGTTGCCAGCAAACGTGGTGAAGTTTGGTGCGTCAAGGTACACGCAATTAGGTGCAAGTTTTGTTGGGTCGTTTACAACACGCAGACCAGAAACCGCGGTTAGCGTCGCGGTGACGTCATCAATTGCTTCGTTGAATAGGTCGGTGTAAGCCATTAGGCAACCGCTGGACGAGGGATACCAAGCAGCTGCTTGACAATCGGGGTCAGGCTTTGCTGTGGTGCCGAACCCATGCCGTCAAACGTGGCGTAAGTTGCCTCTATTGACCCTCTGGAGCGCCACAGAGCGGCGCAATACATCAAAGTGCCCAATGTGACGTCACCGCCAGGAGAGGTCGTTAGAGAATCGATATAGCCCGATTCCTGACGCCTGCGATAGCAGAACTGGTTGCCAGCCGACACCGATTGAGTGAGCAACGTGTAATCGTCTGACGGGTTGGTGATCGTGATGCCAAGGTAAGACATGACCTGCGCGGACGTTACCCATGTGCAAACAGGGTCATACGAGACGGTGCCAGACGCGGCGACACGCTCGACATCGCTTGCGGTCTTGGCGTAAAGCACCTGATCGGCAATTGGCACCTGATAGTCGTAAAGCAGATCGCCTTCGGTATCAATGCCAATGTACAAATACTGTGGCAAGGCGCGCACGGTGTACGTGCCGTTAAATGTTGCGTCAACTCCAGCAACCGTGATTGAACTGCCGACTGCAATCTCGCTGGGGGTCAGGAGTTGCAGTACGGCAAAGTTGTCAATCAGGTACTTGTTAGTAACTGTGTATGTAGCCATGAGCGGTTGCTCCGCTCTCGACTAAGCCTGGGTGATCTTGCGAATCATTCCTGGGATCGCGGCGAACGTGGACACGAAACCGTGATAGCTCATTTGACGACCCAAAACTGATGGCTGTTCTACTGACATGAGACCACGAATTGATTCGTAGAACTCGTAAGCATCGCCTTGGCCTTGACCAACACGGGTGATGATCATGGTCTTTGCAGCAAAGTTGCTGTCAACTACCAATTGCAAGCCGAGAGGGTTGCCGTTCCATGAAGATGCGGTTGCGTTTCCAAGTGCGTTCTGGCCGGTCAATCCTGCACCGATGAATGGGAATACTGGACGGCCAGTTGTGTCGGCAAGCTGTCCAAGTTGACCCCACACGTCTGGGCTAACGAACATGTGAGTAGGTGTCCAGTTGCGGTTCGTGGAAATGTCAACAGCTGAATCGTAAACCGACTTCAACAAGTCAGCAACGGTGCCGTCCCAAACGCCAGATGATGTTGCTGCGGCGAGCAAGTTGTCTGCTGCAAGGTTGTCTGATGCAATCATGTATTCGCCCATGAGGTCATTTAAAATAAGTGACATTGCTGGCCCACTAGTGAATGCTATGTCCTGTGCGCTCAAGGTGACTTGACCTGCAAGGGTGGTTTTGGTGACCGAGTTGCTCGCAATCACCATTGTTGTCGCGGATACTGCAGACAATTCGGTTGACTGTGTTGCAACGCTGGTGTGCGTGGTGATCGTTGGACGAATGAACGTTTTCTGTTGACCGTTGTCGGGATAAGCGCGAGCGCCTACGGCTTCGACTACAGGGCGAAGAAAATTTAGGTCCTGTACGAGCGGTAGCAACACGGGGACTGGTAAGAGACCAGGTGTGTCCGTGGTAAGCACGTCACCTGCAGCTGCTTGCAATGCGGTGCGCTTTGACGCTGTGTATTCAGCGACCGCTGCGTTGATGTTCTTGAACGTGTCGCCACCA